GATAGGGTTACCATTTGCATCTTCACCAGCATAGCAGGTCAGTCTGCCTATACTGTACGCTCTTTCCGCTGTGTCCAAGCTGGCATAGTTATCTGCCGTGATTGTTACACCACTGTCGGCATAGCTGGTTATCTCAAGCTGTCCATCTCTGTTGAACCGTGCAAAACCGCCCATAAAGGCAGCAATAAAACCAATAGCCTCACGCAATGTATAGCCTGACAAATCGCCTATTTGCACATCTGGCAACGTTGTGGCGAGCGTTACTCCTGCTTTTGTGCATATTTCTTGTGCCACTGCGCTTATAGGTGCTGGATAAGTCAATTCAGAGAAATATGGCTTCTCCAGCTTAATCATGTTGTCAAAGCAGACTAGTTTTATTGTTCGTTTTTCTTTCTTAATGTCGTCCACTACAAACACACCTAAAGGCACATACTCAATCGTATTTTCCAGCACAAGCCCAACGTACGGCTTTATAACTTCCTGCTCAAATATGATGCCCTCGTCAGCGTCAATCAAGGATACCTCCAGCAGGGATGAGGGAGCTGCACCTAACTCAAAGTCGTCGCCGGGATTGACGGTTTCCTCAAGCGTCATCTCAAGTATGTTTTCATCCTCGTATATAAGCGACAACTCAAGTGTATCGTCAAAGGTTGCAATATACTCCATCATGCCACCTCCATGTAGGCAGCAAGGATTTCCTCGTCCGATTTGGCGCGGCTTGAGATGCGGAGGTCGTCGATGAGGCTGTTAAACCAATCACCCGAAGCGCCGCTACGATGCCCAATGTTTATCCTGTCATATTCGGCAGGGAATATTACGTTGGCTAGTGAAATCCTCTTGACACCATTATGAAACAGCTCTGCGAGTCCTTCCTGTGTATTCCACCTGATAGCAAAATAATGCCAACCGTCTGGTGTTAAGCTATCGCTAAAGCTGCCTGAACCTGTTATCGTGCCATCTTCCTTGCGAATTTGGAGAACCCAAATACCTGCAGGATTATGCTCCAACCATATCCAATTCGCTACGGAAGAGCCCTTGCGAATCAGTACAACTGTAGGCCAATTGCTTGCAATGTTCCTACGTACAACGTCATTCACATACACCCAGCACTCCACCGTCCCCTCCTGCGGGTTCAGCACCCCCGCTGTGGGGATGGTGAGGGTCTCGGGTACTCTTGTTCCGTCGGTGAAGGAGGTGGCGTAGGGTTTTTGTTCAAGTTGAACAGCGTCAACTTCCAACCATTCGCCCACTTGATTGATACCGTAAATTACTACAGAAACCCTCGCCGCATTAGCAGGAGCAGTACCGGTTACAGTAATCCTTGTTACAGAAGTGCCTACTTTTTGTTGGCTATATGTGTCTGTAATATACGCTCCTGTAGAATCTACCCACCTTAACGACATCATAACTTTATCTGCTACTGAGGCTCTAACGTAAGCGGAAGCTGTATATACTTGTCCGGGAGTTACATTTACACTAGCTGACTGCAAACCACTTCCATTGGTATTAGTAACCCCTCCGGTAATTTCCAATCTCTGAGCATAGGAGCCGTGGAGTAGGGCTTGCACTCTACTAACAGCATGAGTGCGGGAAGAATCGCCTGTCCCTCTAACCATTACAGTCCAGTTATCAGCTAACCCATCACTGTTGGAGTCTGTCTCAAAGGACGGATTTGCTAATAAATTCGTCGTCCCTTCCTCCACCATAATCGCCTTGCCGAACTTGCCAGGCTCAAAGCGGGGTTGGTTGGCAGCGACCTGCGTGCCATCTTGTTTGTATGCTATGCTGTTTCTGGCAAATGACATAGTTAGTTTGGGTATTAGTATCCGCCCTCTAAACTGCCTCGCTGGTTGCTGTATCGCGTCTTTATACGCCTGCGATACTGGATACATGCGCTATCACCTCTCGATAAAGTTCATACTCAAGCCTTCCCAGAGTATCTCCCCCGTTTGCTGATTTTGTCTGAGCATGGGAGCTGTTCTGTCGCCTACGTAAAAGGTTTTTGTGATAAATGCTCCTTCATACGGATCAGGATACTCAACCTGAAAAAACTCATCTTCAACAGCTTTAAGCAGTGTGGATATTTGCGTCATTGTCAACGGCGGCCACTCACATTCCAGCTTCCGTTTTGTAGTTATACGGTCTCTTATCAAGTCGCCTCTTGTATTCCTATACGTCTCGCCATCAATGTCGTAAATGTTCACTTTAAAAGTTTTAGGGGTTGCAATCGCAACCCCATTTATCTTCAACACACACCATCACCTCACACTGGTATAAGCGTCTTGCCAGCTTGACGCTGTGCTTTTATAAGTTCCTTTATCGCTATACGTCCAACTTCTTCGCCACCAATTTGGATTATTATGTCGCCTCCGCCGCCAGCCCCAGCACCAGCAACCTGAACGCCCTGCAAGGCCGTAGCTAGCTTTCTGGCCAGTTCATCTATCCAACCCGTATTGCGCTCCAACGGCACCACTGCCTCTGCCCCTGCCTCTCCAATCATGGCCAGCGTGGGAGACGTACGATACCGCCTTCCGCCAAATACGGAATATGACCGATTGTTTGAAGGTTGAATCCCAATGTTTTTCCGCCTAAAAGCGGTACCCAGCTCGGGAAGGAAATTTTTATTTTGTTTAAACCTCGAATCATGCCGTTTATGGCGTCTATGATGCCGTTAACAAACCGTATGACCGCATTGCCTATGCCTTTCCATATGCTTGATGCAGTGCTACTGATGCTGTACCATATAGAATTCAATCTACTTTTTACAGTTTCCCATGCGCTTAAAACGCTGTTTTTTATGGATGTGGTTTTATCTGATATGGTTCCTCGTATGTCTTCCCAAGATGGTAAGTAGGCTTTGATTTCATTCCATTTACCAACAATGCTATTCTTTATCGTATCCCATGTAGGTAAATTTGCCCTGATGTCGTTCCACTTCTGAATAATGCTATTTTTTATTTCATCCCAGGTTGGAATTTTAGCTTTTATATCATTCCATTTGGTTATGATACTGTTCTTAATTTCATCCCATGTTGGCAGCTTTGTTTTAACATCATTCCATTTTTGTATAATACTGTTCTTCATCTCGTCCCAGGTCGGGATTTTGGCTTTAATGTCGTTCCATTTTTGGATAATGTTATTTTTTATCTCATCCCATGTCGGCAGTTTAGTTTTTACGTCATTCCATTTATTGATGATGGTGTTCTTAATCTCTTCCCAAGTAGGCAACTTAGCTTTTACATCGTTCCATTTTTCGATAATTTTATTTTTAATTTCCTCCCATTTCATTGTAGTATCATTTTTAAGATTCGTCCATGTTTCAGAAACCCAGCCGGTAAAGTTCCCCCATTTCTCCTTTACGTTTTCCCATAGATCGCCAGCCCAGTTTTTGAAGGCCTCCCATTTCTGCTTGATTTTGTCCCATATCTCCCAGCTTTTTACCCATTCAACAAAGCCATTCCACTTTTTCTTGACGCTTTTCCACATATCTCCGGCCCACTCGGTAAAATCTCCCCACGCCTTTTTAACGTTTTCCCATATCTTTAATTTTTTAACCCAGTTTGTGATTCTCTTCCATGGCTTAACAACATATTCGTCCCATACCCACTTTAAGAAGCCCCCTAGCGTAGGTTTTTCAAATTCAAAATCAAGCATCTCGCCAATATCAATTTTGGGAATGCTAGGTTTGGGAATGCTAGGTATTGATGGGGCTTTTACTGCTGGTAAATCTCCTGCTGACTCCGCAATGTTATTCATTATCTGGTGTATTTCGTCAAACGATGCCAGTCCTCCCCGGGCTTTTTTAGATGCTTTTGATATCGATTTACCAAAATCCCCTGCTCCTTTACTCGCTTCTTCGCTTGCTGTATCTAGATCTGTGAAACCTGCTTCTAATTTTACCAGGCTTTCTCTTATTTTTTGGTTCATTTTTTCCATGTTGGCTTTTTCTACGCTTTGTACATATTTACTCCATAAGGAAATTATAAAACTTAAGAACACAGATACAACGATTAGAATAATTCCCAGCTTTCCCAGAGCAGTGTAAAGCGCATAAATCGCATATCTTATTTTCGTAAGTGTAGTAATAGCAACTGTACCAACCAAATCAGCGGTAATTAACTGATTCCTGTATATTGCTACTGCTCTAGATAAGAACCCAAATAACCCTGATGTTTCAGTAATCGTGCCGTTTAGGATTCGTGTAAGCGTTATGAACCAGTTTATGGTCGGCAAGGCCACCTTAAACATAAAAAGTGCTGATAACACCGTCAACAGCACATATCGAACACTATCCCAGTACGTACGAATTATCACCGCCGCTCGCACAAGGACCTGCCATATACCTTGTACGGCATTGATAATCATCGATGCAGCTGCACCTATACTCTCACCAAAAGCATAGCTTATCGCTGTCTTAAGCGCTGTTGCAGTATCTACACCCTGTTGCTTCATCATCGAAAAAACGTTGTAGAAGTTCGTTGCCGCATCCCTTATCCTGCCCAACCATGCTGTTATACTCTTAAACAACTCCTCTGTTACGGAGCCTATAGTCATTCTCCAAATGTCCCGAATTGCCGATGTTATACCCTGCCATGTATTCTGCATTTTAGCCATCATATTCGGGAATCTCTTCTCCATGCCATCAATGAGCGCCTGAATTGCCTCATTCGCTGGTATTAGACCACGCTCTGCCAGTTTCATCGTTTCTGCGGTAGTTGTTCCCATGTGTTCGGCTAAAATCTCCCACGCAGGAACGCCTACTTCTGCGAGCTGCAGCATCTCTTCTGCGCTTACTTTCGACTTTGCACGCATCTGCGTCAGTGCTCTTATTATTCGCTGTATACCTTCACTGCCCACGCCTAGCCCTGCTGCTGCATCACCTACAGCTTTTAAGGTGGGTAATACTTCATTCGCACTGAACCCCATGGCCATCATGTTTTTGGCAGCTTCCAGCAGTTCCGGAAACTCAAACGGCGTATCCTTCGCAAAATTTGCCATCTCATTCAAAAAAGCCTGTGCAGCTTCTGCACTACCCAGCATGGTTGCAAAACCTATTCTTGCTTGCTCCATCATGCTATTAAAGTTTACTGCTTCGCCAACTACTGCCTTAAACCCCTGCTTTATTGCCTCAAACAGGCCCATACCAAGCGTAAAGCTCAATGCATTTTCCAAGATGCTCCCTAAAGTGTTCGCTTTTTTCTCTGCTTGTTTCATCGCAGCATCATACTGCGACATATCCAAGTCCATTACTACAAAAAGTTCGCCTACCTGCATTTCTTATCACCACCTTTAGACAAAAAAGAAGGATTTCGTTTTTCGTTGTAGAACCTATCTATAAAAACTTTTTAAGGGAGGTAATTTCCATGAAAATTGCTACTGGGATAATTTCCTTAATCATCGGCATTATCGTTTTTCTCCAATCCTGTACTGTAGGGCTTGGTGGAGCAATATTTGCCGATGAAGTCTCTTCTCAAAGTGGTAGTGTAGGTCTATTCGTCGCCTTCCTGCTTTTTGTTGCTGGTGCTTTTGCTTTTGCTCTACCTAAAGTTGCAATGATTGTTTCGGCTATCGCCGGTATCTTCGCTTTACTAAATGGCGCAACCAGTGATTTTTCAGACATGACCGTGTGGGGAATTCTTGCCTTTGTGCTGGCTATTATGGAATTCTTTGCCGGTCGCAAGCCTAAAAAATCTGCTCAAACAACACCCCAGCAGCCAACCCAAACTGACAAACAAGCTTAATCTACCACGGCCCTTTCAGCCCTTTTGCCTTCGCTTCCTCAATAAAAGAGGCCCATTCATCCTTTGTCGGGGATGGTTGGGCCTCTTTAAACATGCTTTCCACCTTCTTTCGCCATTTTTTGTCTAAAAAGTCATCTGGATTAACCAGCTTAGGCTTCCGTTTACTAAACATGCTTACAATAGCTGCAGCTGCATTCGTGATTACAGAAGCCAAAAATGCCCACTTACCACGAAATTCCGCATATTCCCAAAGTTCCTTCTGCTTTTTCAGTTCCTCCAGTATTGCCGCCAATTCCGAAGGATACAGCTCTCGTATATCCTGTATTGTCCATCCGAATTCTTTCGCCAGTAAAACAACTACTTCTGCTGTGATGTAATCGGAGTTAAACGCATTAGACCGCCCATCAGCTTCTTCAGGCCGAAAAAATTCACATCGATGAATGCTTCCAGTAACGCCTCTATCTCGCTCATATAAGCGTTTTTGATGTCATTCTCCGTAATATCTGGGCAAATAACCGGGAGCTTCTTGTATAAAATGTCAAAATCTAAGCTCCCAAATTCTTTCGACAGGTCAATGTTCGCTATTTTCCCCTTGCTGGTCGGGAAAAGCTCTACAACCAGCTTCTCAAGCTCCCCAATCTTCTTCTCCTCAATGCGAATTTCTTTCCCCGCAAATGATACTACTTTATTTCGCATACTATCCCTCCTGTAAAAGTTTGTGAGGGCGGCAATTTAAACCGCCCTCATTCCTATAATCTGAAATAGAGTGGCCCAACACCTTCAAAATCTATGCTTTCGTTTACAATATCATCCGTTGCGGTTTCAATACTGTCGGATGTGATAACAGCAAACCCCTCCAAGCATTTCTGGGAAGCGCCAGAATCGATGAACAGTTTGACAACAATTATCTGTCCCAAGCTGTCAAAGAATTGTTTGTCTCCCCAGTATGCTTCTGCACTGCCTGACCATCCTTTGATAGTGCCCAAAAACTCCTTCCAGCCATTGCTTGCAAATGTGGTAACCTCCGTTGTTTCTAGCTCGCAATCAACACTCCAGTTAAAGAAACCACCCCGCTGAATCATTGTTAACGCTTGCCCTGATACAGTTACCGTATCAGTCGCTTGTAGCGGGCTATCGAAAACTACAACGCCACCTGCTCGTTCAAGAGTAAAACCGGATGTTATTATATTCCCATTTTTCTTTACCGTTATTGCTGCATTTAGGGGCCAATAACGATATGCAGGATTAGTTACCTGATACCGTGTCAATGTTGCATCTTTCGTTGTGGGTTGATCTGTAAAACTAACAGGAGCTGCATTTACATCGCTGACATATACAGCTCCCACCTTCCCCGCTATTGCCATATCAAATCACCTGCCTTATCAATTAGGTCAAGGTAATCGTTAGTGCACCTGTACCCTGAAAATCGCAGCTGAAACTACCCTTGTCATCAACCGGCATCTCAATGGAGAAGTTTATATAAGCATTACCAGACAACTTTTTGGTCGAATCAATGCGCAGCTCTAGAGAAACTGTGGTTCCGTTCTGCCATGCTGTGATAAGTGCACGCTGACCGTTGGTGTCATCTGGCTTGAAGTTACCCTCAAAACTACCGCTCCATTCTTTCAGGCCAGCGATAAATTCTCTCCAACCGTTGCTGTCAAAATTGGTTACCTCAATGTTATCCGCTTCACAATCAATGCTCCACTGAGCAATTTCAGCAACTTTATTGGCGCCAATGTACACGCTGCCGCCCTTACCGGCTATTGCCATAATTAACCAACCTCCTTTATGATTCTAAAATTGACAACAAAAACAGCCCTTCCATTCTCGTCTCTTTCAAGAAGGAAAGGGCTTTGTCTTGCCTGAATGAGCAAATATCTTACGTTGTTTATGACCTGTTCTGATACACCGTGTAAAACCCGTACTGCCTGTTCAATCTTTTGCCTGCCCGCAGGATAACTCTTGTTTCTGACTAAAACCTGTAGTCCAGGATATTCTAAGTTTGCATCCGTCAAGTCCTGTGGCTCCCCGGCATATTCAAACAATGCAATACAGTCATCCGGTGAAGCAGGTAACTGCCCCTTGAATATATCCGTACCAACTACACCAACACCTTGCTGCTGCAGATACAAGGCAATATCATCTAGCAGCACATCGGCATCACCCTCTCTTTAAGGCCCGTTTAACAGAATTTCTAATGTAATTTGAATATCGTCTCTTGTTTGCATTAAACGGGTCTTCAAGATACTTTGCTTTGCGTCCTGGGACAGACAAAGGATTCCTTGGATCTGGATGGCGTAATGTTAGGTCTTCATGTTGTTTAATCGCATATGGAGTGTCATATCCCACCGTAACCAGAATTTTATTCCATCTCTTTTGTGGGGAACTTACCTCACAGCTTCCACCTAAGTCGCCGGTTGCCCACGGGACCTGTTCGAGAGATTCTTTCTTTAAATTATTGCCGCAGTAAACAAGTGCCTTAGCTGCTGATTCTTCTATCACTTTCTTGACTTGCTCTGCGTACCATTTTAAAACATACTTAGCCATTACAAAGCCACCTCGTAATAAACAATATTGCCGTCAAGATCAATTATTTCGCTGACAGCTATTACAACGTATTCCCTACCGTTGTAAACAACCCTATCATCAGGTTTTAGCGGTTCAATGCAATACATAGTCGCTTCTGATACTACCTCATTCCCTTGTTTATCTCGCACAAGTTTACGCTTCATTTCAAAGCGGCATGGAATAATTTTTTCGTTCGATATAGGTTCACCATATTCGTTGTAGCCTATCGTCGTCTTTAGTGTTGCGGTTTGATTTAAATACTCTTTAATCATCGTTGACACCACCTTAAACAAGGGCAACCGCACCAGCAAGGTAAGGTTTAAGCAGCTCATATGCTTCATTGCTGAACAGCTTATTTATACCTCTGCCAGCTCTTTCGTATTCCTCACTCACGCTCCCAAAGTCTACCCTGATTACACCTTGCTCCTGTAGCCTGGTACGTGTGTTGTTGCCATATTTGAGCAATGCAAGAGCTTCCTCACATTGCGCTTGTTTTACCTCTT